CCGCAACGATGGCAAGGTTGAAGTCTTTCAGGAAATCAATGGCGTAGAGATCGAAGGATCTCGTCGAGTCATGGATCCCGAAGATGCTCCGTTCATCCCTTTGAGGATGTCCAGAGTTGACGGTGAGAACTATGGCCGTGGTTATGTAGAACAGTACATGGGTGACCTGCAATCCCTTGAAGGTCTTACTAAGGCCATTGTTGAGGGCAGTGCAGCAGCAGCCAAGATCCTATTCTTGGTGAACCCAAATGGTACAACTAGGGCACGGACCCTTAGTGAGTCTCCTAATGGTGCTATTAGAGAAGGATCAGCCAATGATGTCAGTGTGCTTCAAAGTGGTAAAGCTGCGGATTTCTCTGTTGCACTCAACACAATGCGAGATATACAAGAACGCCTCGCGTATGCGTTTCTATTGGTTGAAGGATCAATACGTAATGCAGATCGAGTTACAGCAGAAGAAGTAAGACTTGTTACGCAAGCCGTTGAAAGACAGCTTGGTGGTATCTATAGCATCCTCAGTCGTGAGCTGAGCTTGCCTATGGTTACATTGGTTATGAACAAGATGAAGTCTGAAGGTTCACTACCTAAGATCCCAGATAACAAGATCAAACCAGTGATCATCACAGGGATTGAAGCCCTCGGGCGAGGAAATGACCTCAACCGACTTGATACATACTTAGCAGGAATCGGACAGATCCTCGGTCCCGAGGTGCTTCAAACCTACATTGATGTCAGTGAATATCTAAAACGTAGGGCCATGGCGCTCGGCATCGATACAAAGGGTCTGGTACGATCACAAGAAGAACTAGCCGAGATGCAGCAACAGCAGCAAGCGGCTCAACAACAACAAATGATGGCTCAACAAATGGCTCCTCAGATGATGGAGCAATCGACTCAAGGAGAATAAATGTCTGATTATCAAAAGATTGAAATTAGGGGAGAAGATACTCCCGCAATGAACCCAGAACAGGCTGCAAGTATTGAGCAGGAAACCACGCAGGAAGTCCAAGCCGAAGAAGTTACCAATGAACGACCCGGTTGGTTACCTGAGAAGTTCGAGACACCAGAAGCAATGGCGTTCGCTTACAAGCAACTTGAACAAGAGTTCTCAAAGTCGAACCAGCCACAAACGGAAGAAGTTGCAGAAGCATCAGGTATTGATCCCTCGACCTTTGCCAATCTTTCACAAGAGTTTGATGAGACAGGTGATGTATCCGAAGACTCCCGCATCAAGTTGGCTCAGACGGGTATCCCGCGTGAGTTCATTGATGAATATGTTGAGGGTCAGAAGCAGATGGCTGAAGCTTCTATTGCTGAGGTCTATGAAAAAGTTGGTGGTGAAGATCAGTACAAATCTATGCTCAACTGGGCAATGGATCAGATGACCGACAACGAAATTAACCTGTACAACGATATGGTTGCAGGCACTAAAGAAGAGATGATGATGGCTATCAACGGTCTTCATGCTCGATACACTCAATCTGGTGCAGGCGCAACTAATGCCCCTCTCATGCAGGGTGAAACATCTCAAGCGGCCTCTGTGGGTACTTCATACCAATCTCGCGAACAAGTAACCCAAGCGATGAGTGATCCGAGATATAAGAAAGACCCCGCTTATCGAGAAGAGGTCTACCGTAGGCTTCAGAACTCAAACGCAATCTAAGGAGATTCTAAAATGGAAAATAAACCCGGTATTAAGACAACAGAGTTTTGGCTCAGTGCTGCCGCCGCATGTGTGGGTGGACTGGTTGCCGCTGATGTGATTCCAACAGACGGACCTTGGCTGCAAGTCGTTGGGCTTGTATCCGCCGCTCTTGTTGCTCTAGGTTACACAGGCGCAAGACTCAACCTCAAGAACAAAGAAGCTGAGACAGCTCAGTATGAGGATGAAGCCAAATAATTGGAAGGGATCTATATGTATGCAGCTATATCAGCCATCATCATTGCGATCCTTACTCCATTCATTGAAATTATACGCGAACACAAAACTACTGCTTCTGACGTTGCCCCTAATCCTAAGCGCAGTGCTTGGGATAAGCGGGTGCGGCAGTTCAAAAGTCGTATTCGTGGATGAGTCCGATGGACTTGTCCGTTTAGGCTCCGATGTTCGGGGCCATGTATGGTATTGGAATGGTTCCTCATGGGAACTGTCCTCTAATTCTGTAAAGCTACCCGAAGGGTGGTACGCAGGATCAATCGGTGCTGAAGAAGAACCAGATAACTCTGGCCCTGCTGCGGTGGGACAACCTTAGAATTCTCAACTTACTCAGCCCAGTCAACTATTAACTTTTAATTACAAAGGATCAAGAACATGTCTGACGGAAGACTTTTCTTTGACCCGGTTACATCACGACTGGGTTCAAACAACCTTGGAGCAGATGCCAATGCATTGTTCCTGAAGGTTTTCAGTGGAGAAATTCTCCAAGTATTCGAGGAAGCAAATATGATGCTCCCTCTTACCACTACTCGTAGCATCAGCAGCGGCAAGACGGCAACGTTCCCCGTGGTTGGTGTCGCAAGTGCCAAGTATCACACTCCCGGTGAGTCGATCCTGACCGCTGGTAATGATGCTGCTGGATCTGATGGATTTGCTGACCAGAGTAAGTACCTGTCTGCTATCAAGCACACTGAACGTACTATCTCAATTGATGGAATGCTTGTCTCAAGTGCCTTCATCCACGACATTGATGAGGCCAAAAACCATTGGGACGTTCGAGCTGCTTACAGCACACAGATTGGCCGTGAGCTTGCTTACACTACAGATAAGGCTCTTATCCGTACTGTTGTTGCAGGTGCCCGAGCTACCACTGACCGCTTCGGTGGATCAGATGCTAAGTTCCTTGGTTCAGCTATCAACACCACGGGTGCAAACACTGCATATACCGCTGATGAGCTTATTGAAGGCATTGCCGAGATTGCTCAGAAGATGGATGAAGCAAATGTGCCCGCTGAAGGGCGCTATTGTCTTCTGAACCCAGCTCACTACTACCTGTTGGTGAAGAGTGGCAACGCTGCCATCAACTCCGACTTCGGTGGTATGGGTTCCATTGCTACTGGTGAAGTGTCTCAGGTTTCCGGCATCCGCCTCATGAAGTCGAACCACATCCCATCAGCAAATGAGTCATCGACTCAGGATGGTGTCCTCGGAGATGACCTCATCAACAACGATCTGTTTGGATCAGACACCGGATACTCTGGTGCGAACTTCAGCACAACCGTTGGCGTGGCCTTCCAGACCGAAGGCGTTGGTACTGTCAAGCTCCTCGACCTCGGTGTTGAATCCGAGTATCAGATGGATCGCCTTGGCACCCTGATGATGGCCAAGTACGCTATGGGTCATGGCATCCTGCGCGAAGAATGCTGTTTCGAAATCAAGACTGCTTAATTGTAGTCTTCAAAGACCTTGAGTCTCCCTTTCGGGGCGGGCCACCTTCGGGTGGTCCGTCCTATTTTCTTTAGGAGTAACGATGCCAACAAAAACGACCGAACTAGAAGCTGTCAACACCATCCTTTCCTCAGTTGGTGAACCACCTATCGTCAGCCTCACTGGTACTCAGGGTGCTGATGCGGCTATTGCCCGTAACATCCTGACCGAAGTGTCTAGGGAAGTTCAAAGCCAAGGTTGGCACTTCAACACTCTTTATGACCAGACCTTTTCACCTAACGTATCCAACGAAATCGTCCTCGCTGATGAGGTACTTCGTGTAGATAACCACACAGGACGATCAGGGTTCACCACCATAGGTGACTCATCTGACTCACGATCTGTTGTGCAACGCGGTGACAAGCTATTCGACAAGACCAATAACACATTCACATTCACATCCTCTATCAAAATGACAGTGGTGTATCTCTATGACTTTGAAGAGATGCCTGAGCCTGCTCGTCGATACGTGACAATCAGAGCGGCAAGAATCTTCCAAGACCGTATGGTCGGATCTCAAAAGTCCCATGTATTTACTATGCAGGACGAGATGAGATGCATGTCTACTCTCAAAGAGTTTGAGGGTGATACCGCAGATAGGACCATCTTTGACAACAATGATGTGTTCAATATCGTGAACCGTAAAGGAGCGATGAGAAGGGGTGGTTATTAATGACGTTGATTAACAACGATATACCCAACCTCATTGGCGGTGTCAGCCAACAGCCTGACTCAATGCGCCTACTCAATCAGTGCGAAGCACAAGAGAACGCTATCTCTAGTCCTGTTGAAGGACTCACCAAGCGACCCCCCACAGAACATATAAAAGAACTTATTACTTCCCCCGCAGCAGACCTATTCATCCACCATGTCAATAGAGACAGCAGTGAACAGTATTTCATTGTGTGTGATGGAGGCAACGATGTGAACACCATTAAGGTGTTTGACATGAATGGTGGGGAAAAAACCATAACTCATGACCCAGAAGGCGCAGCCCCTGAGACTGGCC